AAGAGCTCAGAACCAGTAAAGATTTATACTTATACTCCCGAACAAGTAAAAGAAATAGGAAAAGATGTAGAGTTAGAAATGAGAAAAATAATCTCATATCAAGTTATACAAAATGGAAACAATAAAATGGACCTTGAAAGTGAGGGAGCTTTCTCATCAGAATGTCTCATACATGATCTAACAAACAAAACAATAGAAACAAAAAATTTCGTTTACCCACTAGATTTTAGTAAGGAAAATATCGGGAAATTAGCTAAGAATCCAATGGCTCCGGCAAGATACACTACTACAGTTGGGTTATCTTCAAAATTATTCTATGCTACAAAATCTTCATTCATGTTCAACGAAAACAAAGAACAATATGATCCAAGTGTATTGCAGAGAAGAACATCACATATGCTGAGAAATAATGCAAAAGTAATAAAAATAGATATAACTGGAGATTCAAGAAGAAGATGCGGAGAAACCGTAATAATAAAAATTCCTTCCGCAGAATTTTTAGAAGCAAAACCAAGAGAACAAGTTTTGGATGGAATGATGTCTGGTAAATATCTCATAGCTTCAATAGGACATCATATCATAAGACAGGACGGATACCATATGTCTATGGAATTGATGAGAGATTCTTACGAAGAGTCGGTCCCAGATGTTGTAACAATAAAGTAATAGAAAAATTATGTATAACTCAACTAAAAATTTCGTTTGGTGGCATGGATTCGTAGAAGACGTAAACGATCCTCTCAAGATGGGTCGTTGCAGAGTTCGTATATTTGGAATACACACTCACGACAAAAAAGATATTCCAACAGAATCTCTGCCATGGGCGGTTCCGATGATGCCTTATAATAGTGCAACTGCCAGTGGAATTGGTCACTCACCAACAGGAATCCTCCCGGGTAGTTGGGTAGTTGGGTTTTTTAGAGATGGTGAAGAAGCTCAACAACCTATGATATTGGGTTCATATGGTGGCATAAACAAACTAGAGGGAATAACTTCTAAAATTCCTTGGAATGGGTTCAATGATCCTTCAGGAAAGTTACCAAAAGATTCTTACGTTGACGAACCGGATACAAACAAATTAGCAAGAAACGAAGACATAGAAAATACCATAGTTCAACAAAAGAAAAATGACTTGGATGAGAACAATCCCACAGCTCTCGGTGGAGAATGGTCAGAGCCACCAACTCCATACGCGGCACAATACCCTAAAAACCATGTTCACGAATCTGAATCCGGTCATATTTTTGAAGTGGATGATACTCCAAATGCCGAGAGAATTCATCAATACCATAAAACTGGAACATTCAAGGAAATACACCCCGATGGATCAGTGGTAGAAAAAATAATAGGAAACGATTTCCAAATAGTCCGAAAGAACAATAATGTATCAATTTACGGAAATATGAACGTAAACGTGGGTGACACAATAAAAATTTACAGTGGGAAAAATCTAGATGTCCAAATTGGCGGAAACGCGAGAATTCATGTTGCCGGAAATTCAACCATTCAAACTGATGGTAACTATGTGCATAAGATAAATGGAACAGCGTCCATAGTTAGTGGAGGAAATTTATTATTGGCAGCACCAAGGATAGATTTCAACCCCGCTGGGTTTTCACCTTCATCATTGAGTCCAGGATTTACTTTGAACAAGAGTCGCTCAGTAGCATCTTCTCCAGTTCCAGTAGAAAAAACAAAATTTGAATTTGAAGATGGAACAGAATTTGAATGTGAAGCAACTCGTCAAATACAATGTGCTGACGGATGGAAACAAGCAAAAGACATCACAGAAAACGATGAAATTGTCAGTTTGGAGCAAAGAATAAAAAATTCAATACCTCTATCAACGGAAGACATAACTAATATCAAGAACACTCTGAAATCCCTAAACTTTGTCCCCAAAGAATTCAACAAGATGTCAGAAATATTTACTGCTCAGGGGTATGGAATAAAAGAAATAACTTCTTTGACTGAAGATTTTATAGGCAAGAATTTTAATCCGACGCAGATAACGAGTATATGCGAAGATTTACTGAATCAAGGATTTAGTCAAGCTGAAATACTTTCATTTACAAATATTCTAGAATCATATAAACTAGAGAATAATGATATGCAAAATTTTGCAGAACAATTGAAATCATTTTCTGTTGGTCAGGAAAACTTTTCAACAATGATAAATGACTTGTCGTCTCAGGGATTAACTAAGGACAAGATTAAGGAATTTGTTCTTGAAATAAATAAGAGAAGTTTCAAGGAAATAGAAAGTATTGCTTCCGATTTTGATGTTTCCTCTGATGTATTTCCAAAGATAACGGTTAAAATAAATTCAGATGAAGCTATTCAGAAAGCACAATCAATATACAATTTCCCCAAACAGATATAATCAACCACACATTTTTCATCTCAACTCCCCATGAAATTTAAAAGTAAAAAAACAATATCTCCTCTTCCTGAAACTTTCACGAAGATAAAACCAAACACTCTCAATCCTTATGAAATAAAGAGTGCTGGAGGAACTGAAGAAAGAATTTCAGATTTTCTTCCTTTGGTGAACGGAGATGACACAATTCTGCCCGATCCAGAAGTAATAGCTGGTCCAACTGGTCCAGCTGGACCACAGGGGCCTCCAGGAGAAGGAATATCAGGTGGTGTAAGTGGAGGATTTGTTTGGGATAGCACTGAACCGACAACAGCAACAAATTTAGAGGGTGTTCCTCAAGGAACAACATTTCCAATCGGGACTTCATCAATAGAAGTTCTAAAAAATATTCTTTATCCGAGATTCTTGGAGTTCAGTGATTTTACCATAGGAATAAATCTTGGTCCTTATCACATTGGAGATGCTACAAGTTCTGGAACGTACATATCTTCTTGGACAATACAAGATGTTAATGAAGCTCAAGAAAATTCCTTGAGAATATTTCAGGGATCTACGAGTTTAATAGAAGGATATTCACTAACATCCGCTTCAGATATTGATGGGAATACAGCAGATATACTTCATCCTTCGTATTCTAGAACAACCGAAGGAAATGTTACTTTTACTGTTTCTTTAACATCAAACAATGGAAATACTATTTCCGATACCGAATCCATTAGATGGAACTATCCACTCTATACAGGTAAAACTTCTGCTACTGAACTGACTTCATCTAGTGATTTCTTGAGTTTAGGAGCTATATCAACCAGCAACCCACACATTTCTTACACTCTTTCTGAAATGAAAACCGGAATAACAAAACAATATTCTGCTACATCAAATCCAGAATATTTATTTTGGGTAATTCCAAAATCAGTAAACTCAAGTTCGATATCAGGTTATCCAGTTTACTCCTCAAATTCTTCGTTTACTGATATAACAAATCCAAACACTACTCAAAGTGTTCCTGTGCAAAAACAAAGCGCTTCGGTGACTTTCACAAATTATGGATTAAGCATAGAATTTGATGTTTATAGAACAGTTGTTGCTTTCGCTAACGCTAGAACCATAAGAGTAGCAGAATAAATAATGTTTTGAGAACTTAAACATTTTCGGATAATTCATGGCTTCAATCACCGGCGGAATACCAATTATTGGATTTATCTCACCAACAGATGAGTTGGATGAGTATCCTGTAACAAATCCAAAATATGGTTTGGGTGGTTTGAGAACAATTGGTGCTTCTGCTGGTCTATCTTTAATTCCACAGCAAAGACGCGAAGAAGGTATGATAGTCTTTGCTGAAGACGAAGAAAAATACTATCATCTTTTTGGTGGAACTGGCGACGAGCATTGGGCAGAATTAAAATTTGATGGAGAGGATGGGGCAACAGGACCAACTGGACCTCCTGTTCGTTTTACTTTTGGGCAAACATTTCCAGAAGTAGAAGAATCCAGATTAGGTGATTATTTTCTAGGCGCTTCTGGTTCTGGTGACTATGAAGGTGGTCTATTCATATTCGCTCCTTTGGATGAAGATGAGGGAGTTACTGGAACTTGGTGGGAAATTAGCGGTGTCAAGGGAGACGATGGCGATGATGGTGCTACGGGTGTTCAAGGTTTTCAAGGAATAACGGGACATCAGGGATTTCAGGGATTCAGTATAACTGGTGCAACAGGTGTTCAAGGCTTCCAAGGACACACTGGTTTCCAAGGTTTCCAAGGATACACTGGATTCCAAGGTTTTCAAGGTGTCACTGGCCCAACTGGTGTTCAAGGCTTCCAAGGACACACAGGATTCCAAGGCTTCCAAGGATTCACAGGTCCAACTGGTTTCCAAGGGTTCCAAGGACACACTGGTTTCCAAGGCTTCCAAGGACACACTGGATTCCAAGGTTTTCAAGGTGTCACTGGTCCTGCTGGTTCAGGAAAGTATTTCTATGGTGCTACAGCTCCATCAGCTGATGCTGAAGGATTGACTTTAGGTTCCAAATGGTTCAACACCGAAGTCGGTGGTGAATTTACTTATCTTAGTGACCCCGGCAACAATCCTTATTGGGTCATGACAAATGTGTTTAGTGCCACTGGGCCTCAAGGGCCTCTAGGCGGTGGAACAGGAAACCAAGGATTTCAGGGACCGACTGGCCCCAAGGGAGACCCGGGAGAAGCAGCAGAACAAGGAAACACAGGTCCAACTGGTGTTCAAGGCTTCCAAGGTCCAACCGGAGTAAAAGGAGAAACTGGTGATGGTCTTTTTGACACAACTTACGCTACAGGAACAAATGTAAATAATGCCATAAATTACAATAGTATAGGAAATGTTACTGGGACGGGCAGAAAATTTCCTGTTTTATTAGATGACGGATCTCTAACATTTGATTTCATAAGAACTACAGATTTGTTCAATAACTTCACAATTTCTTCGTTTGATTTATCTGGAAGTTCACTTGAGCTAATTGGAATTGGTTCACTTTCATTGAATGGAAGAACTTTCGATGTTAGTTATACTCCAGATATAATTGAAGTTTCTTCGGCTTCTATAGACGTTAACACAACAAATAGTGGATATCCACTTTCTCTATCTTCTCCATATAATTCTGTTTCTGCAAACGGAACTTCCATAGATTACCCAACCTCAAAAAATACCACAATAACATTTACCATAACTGCAACAGCTTCTGATGGTTCTTCTGATACAGCCACCGATACTATAACTTTCAGACAATACAATTATTGGGGAATTGGAACAGAAACAGGAATAACAGTAGGAAATCTATCCTCCCTATCAAACAACCAACTTCTTTCAAGTAGAACTAAAACATTCACAGTAACTCCAAGCTCGGGTGAATACATATATTATGGATATCCAGAAAGTTATGGAGATGCAACTTTTAAAGTTGATGGAATAATTGGAGGATTCCAGAAAATCACTATTTCTGGAGGAGAAACACACACAAATGCAAATGCATATGATGAAAAATATAGAATATACCGATCAGACTCCGCAAATTTGGGAAACACCACTGTAGAAGTCACATGATGAAGCAAGGAAAGCCATGGCAGTAACAGTAATTAGTAATATCAAACAGCAGAATCGGAGTAATACTATTGATACTCCTGATTTCTTTTTCTTGCTTGACTCCTCAGATATAAACTTTACAGTTCAGGGAATACAAGAAAATAGCGGATTTGATCCTGGAACAACTCCAGATAATCGTTACATTGTCAGAGATGTGAACAATCTACATCCAGGATTTACCGGAGCCACTTCGGATTGGGGAAACAATGATATACTTTATTATGTTCCCCCAATCGCTGATACTCCCGGATATTATGACATACTCCTAGATGCTTCAAACAAACAAAAAGGCGTAATTGTATTCAATGAAGGCGATTCAAAGTTCTATGGATTTGACGGGACGGACTGGTTGGAAATTGGCTCAGGAGCAGTTGGAGTAACTGGAGCTACTGGATTCCAAGGTTTCCAAGGAACAACTGGTCCAACTGGTGTTCAAGGCTTCCAAGGACACACAGGATTTCAAGGTTTCCGAGGAACAACTGGTCCAACTGGATTCCAAGGTTTTCAAGGAACAACTGGTCCTGCTGGTTCAGGAAAGTATTTCTATGGTCCAACAGCTCCAGAAGACACTGCCGAAGGATTGACTCTAGGTTCCAAATGGTTTAATACTGAAGTCGGTGGTGAATTCACTTACTTGAGTGATCCTAATAATCAGCCTTATTGGGTCATGACAAATGTGTTTAGTGCTACTGGACCTCAAGGGCCTATAGGTGGTGGAACAGGAAACCAAGGGTTTCAGGGACCAACTGGTCCCAAGGGAGATCCGGGAGAAGCAGCAGCACAAGGAAACACTGGTCCAACTGGTGTTCAAGGCTTCCAAGGACACACTGGATTCCAAGGTTTCCAGGGAACAACTGGTCCAACTGGTGTTCAAGGCTTCCAAGGACACACTGGTTTCCAAGGTTTTCAAGGAACAACTGGTCCAACTGGTGTTCAAGGCTTCCAAGGTCACACTGGATTCCAAGGTTTCCAAGGAACAACTGGTCCAACTGGTGTTCAAGGCTTCCAAGGCCACACTGGATTCCAAGGTTTCCAAGGTCACACTGGATTCCAAGGCTTCCAAGGAACAACTGGTCCTGCTGGTTCGGGAAAGTATTTCTATGGTGCTACAGCTCCATCAGCTGATGCTGAAGGATTGACTCTTGGCTCAAAGTGGTTCAACACTGAAGTCGGTGGTGAATTCACTTATCTAAGTGATCCTAATAATCAGCCTTATTGGGTGATGACAAATGTGTTTAGTGCCACTGGGCCTCAAGGGCCTCAAGGCCCAAGAGGCAGAGTTATAACTACAGCACCAAATGCGGAAACTGCATTTAGTTTATTAAATGGCACCGAAGTTGGAGTTGTCATAACAACAGATGAATGGAATGTGTATGAGTTAGATGGAACAGGAACAACTCTTTCACTAAAGGGAAACATAGAAGGAGCGACCGGAGATATTGGTCTCGCGGGTGAAAGAGGACTTAGAACAAAAATTGTTAAAAGTGTTGCCGACCTTAGTAGTTTATTATCAGATTCTCTCGAAGGAGATAGTGCTATCGTTTCTGATACGGGAGATTTATACAAATATAGAGCTTCCGGGGGAGGTTCCTACGACATTCAGGGGAGTTTGATTGGTCCAACTGGCGGAACCGGAGACATTGGAGCAACAGGCTTCCAAGGCTTTCAAGGCTTCCAAGGCTTCCAAGGACACACAGGATTCCAAGGCTTCCAAGGCTTCCAAGGACACACTGGTTTCCAAGGAATTCAGGGTCCAACTGGAATAGTTGGAACCATCAACGACGAAACAGATATACAATTTCTTACCATCACTGGTGGTGATAATATAAATGTAACGAAGAGTGGTCTAATACCAGCAAACACACAAATATTAAATATAAATCTAGATGAACCACAAAATATTACAACCATAAGTCCTAAATTCAGACTCAGTTCAATTTACGCTGAAGGAAATTCGGCCATAGGATCAACTTCAGATTATTCGAGTATCAGCGAATATTACTATAACAATGATATTCAATACGACAGTTACAACAAGATAACCACTCTTTTCAGATTCTCCGAAAAGATACATGATAACGGTTCCCCGACAGCATCTACGTCAGGTGGTCCTTGGGATATAAATTTGGACAATGGGACTCTTCAATTCATAGATCTAACTAGTTCAACTACAGGAACTGCAAAATATTTTAGTTTCAATGAAAGTGTAGCCAACGATACAGCTTACAATAGTTCTCAGTCTTTCCTGTTGATGCTTTTGGGTGGTGATGAATTGACTATAAACTGGCCTTCAAATGTAAAATTTGAATCCAACTTAGGTTCTCCACAATTGGGAACTGCAAGTCAGATGACAGTTATACCATTCACTTATATTTTTGGTAATTTTCCAACGGGAGTCACGGGATGGTTATGTGGAGATGATTTGAAATACAATATATAATGTCTTATAAATAAGTTTGTTAGAGTAAAGGAATAAAAAAATGCCTATTGATTTTCCAGAAGATCCTAGTTTAACACCAACTTACCAATACACATACAACGGAATCACTCAAAATTGGTATTGGGGATTTAGCGGAGGATCCGGTGTAAGTGCATGGTTGGCTTCTGGCTTCAGTATAACTTCTGCCGGTGATGTCATTGGTTCAATTTATGACTTGGACAATGTTACTGGTCAAAATTATAATTTTGGCATTCCTACAGATTATGTAGTTTTTAAATATGACCATAATAATTCATCGTGGACTCCTGATCTCATAAACATAGCAGATTTGGAAGGTGTGAACATCTCATCTCCAACTCAAAACAAAGTTTTGACCTATCTATCTGGCCAATGGGGAGCAGCAGAGATACCTTCAGTAATTTTCGGTGAAGTCACTGGTGGTGGTGCCGGGATGACAAAGGCACCTAAACTAGCTATTGTCGCCGGAGATGGCAGTGTAACTGTAACAGGTATCACAAGTGATGCCGGAATAACGATATCGTTGACAGCTGGAGGCGGCGGTGGTGGTGCAAATCCAGAAGGACCAGCTGGTTCAATTCAATTTGCAGATGGAAGTTCATTGTCCGGTCTTGCTGAAGCATCAGTAGTAACAGACAGTAGTGTACACAACTCAAAGGGTTATAGTGGAAACTTTGTATTCTATACAGAAAGCACAAATCAAGATAGCGGTCTTATAACAAGTGGTAATGCGACTGTTCCTTTTGGAACCAAGAACATTCACATCTTGGACAACATTGCCCTGTTAGATGGAGTTACACTGGATATTGTAGGATTTACCGGAACATATACTGGTGCTAGTATGACACTCATACTTGGCTATACTGGTGCAAATAACAGTAGAATTCGTTTTCCCGGAAATCAGGGAATACATTGGGGTGGAGGTCCATTTGGTGTGACACAAGGTTCCGATGCATATATCTACACAAGAACAACTCCAAAGAAATATGATATTCTTTACTTCTTTGCAGACGGAACAAGAATTTACGGAAATATTCAAACAAATTATTCAACTAGTAGGTGACATATGTTTTTTGGAAATTCAAGAGTAACAATAAAAAGAGCGGAAAATTGTGACAATTTTGGTATAACCGATAAAACTTTTGTTGTTGCATTTGCAAATGGCTGGGTCAAAGATGACATATTCTTAGCATATGCTAAAACATGCTTGGATTTTGAAGGATGGGATAGGCTAGTCAGATTACAGTATGGATGTATGGATAATGAATTTTGTTCTGGTCTTACTGGAGACCAAAACAACATAACCATTATTGAATCTTGTTCCGAAATCGTTGAAGGATTAACCGCAAGTGATGTCTATATTTTAGAAAATACTTTTGATGATTATGGTCTAACAGCAACACTGGATCCGTTTTGCACTTTAGCTGCAAACTGGCATTCAAATGATTGTGGATGTCCTCCCGGATATACCAGAACAAACGATGATTATGATGGTCTTTGTTTTAAAATATTTCCAATAGAATCAATTGGGTTGAACTTCACAGATGAAATAGATCCTTGTCGTTTTCTACTTATAGGAAAGCAAATTTCCGACGAACTAGAGTTCGTCAACACAACAGCAAATGTATTTTATAAATCATACACCGAAGAAGGACAAGAAACTTGCAATGTAGCAACATTTCAAGTGAAACCCGATCCATGCGAAGACATCGGCGTAGTTTGTTGGCCTCCAGGAGGCGAACCTGGTATTTTAATACCAACTCCTGACGGAGATTTGGTTACTCCATGTGAATATTGCGAAGAATATGGATATGGATCGGGAGATATATGCTACTTTGAATCTCTGGCAATTGCTAGTAGCACATGTGAATGCCCATATACAGCAACTTGCTATACTGGAGGTTATGACCCAGGAAATCCGACCTCTTCTGGAAATTGTTTCTTTTCTCCGGGAATCACAACGACAGAACCCTGCGTCAATGGTTCTTGGAATGGTGCCAGTTGTGCAGATGGTTACAATGATGTTTGTGAATCAACAGATTGTGTGGACAAGATATGCAAGGAATTGGATTGGTTCATTGAGAATTATGCCGGGTGGGATGGAGATGCTTCTCCAGGAAACGCATTTTTGGGTTATAGTAGTTTAGCTTCAATGGTCGGTGGTGAGGAAGAATTTATAACTGGTTCTGCTGATGAAATTTATGTTTCTTGTGGAGCAACTAGTGTTACTGGTTATTATGAATTTAGTGGTGGTATAAGTGTTACGTTTGGAGAAACAACGAGTCGGAGACAATGGGGAAAAGTAGTTGGTATGTTAAATTATTGGACCCACTATTCAACAAATTACCCACAACAAGTATTTGATGGACATGGAATTGTAGAATCAATTCCTTTTGAAAAAATAGGTGGGACTTCCTGTGGTTGGTTATATCCGATAAATCTTTGCTGTCCACCGCTTCCAGAAGGATCTTTTGATTATGATTGTCCGATGTGTGGTCCTTCAGGATTTACAGATCATTCTCCTTCAGAAGCAAGTTGTTGTTGTGCCAAGAACATGATACCAATTGTTTATGGATTAAATGATGAACCAGGTTTTGCTGAAGCTGCAACTGGAGTATCTTCCATAGGAATACACCCATATGTTGATCAAGGTAAATAAAGGTTAATAAATTATGACTGAAATTCTATCTATATTATGGTCTTTACTTGTTCTGTTTCTTTGGTTTGACACCAATGTATTTCATGAGTATTTTCACAGAATTCCATTTTTAAGAAAACTATTCAAATTTGACGAGTATGACAAGAACAAGGAATATTATGGACATTGTTCTTATCAAGATTTTCTCCCCATACAATACAACAACTTTTTCGTGAAATTAATATCTTGTCCATATTGTCTGGGATTTTGGACTTCACTGGCTTCAACATACTTTCTTACCGAGATGAAAATTTTTCCAATGACTTACTTTGGTTCGGTGATAGGATATTTTTCAGTCCACAAACTATTTGATTATTTTAATAATTCACAGGAGTCGTCATGAGTCAAGAATTGATTTTTAAAAATGAAACAGAATTTTTCAACGAAATGATGGTATATCAGGATTCCATGAAACCCAACGATGTTGGTCTTGCAGGAAACATAGTAATGATAGGATACAAGTTGTTGGAAGAATCTTGCCCATCTTGCAGACAAGCGATGTCACAACAACTTCGTATTCTTTACGGAAACCTTCCAAGATATTACAACAATCACCCAGATAAGAAAAAGATTTTCTTTGACTTGATTAACGAAGAAACAAAAAAGATATCCATATTCCTAGGGGACAAGGAAATAGGAGTTGTAGAGAGGTAAAAAATGGCCCCAGAATTTCCTGAGCTATGCAGTCTTTATTGGACAAGATCTTTCAACTTAAACTTTGCTTCGTTTGCATCTGGGTTTGGGTTTGCTGAAGTTCAGGTGGGACCGTATTTGGAGGGAAGTTTTTTCAATATTCCCATAGTAGCAAAAATTTATGAGCCAATTCTATTTCTTGGGCCTCCATGTCCCCGAAGACCATTCAAATATTCAATTGATCTCACCGAATACCAAAGATCTCAGGGTCTGTCATTTGATGAAGACACTGGAGTTCTTTCAGGAAGAATATTGGATGTGGATCAATATGTGGGAGAAATAAACCCAACAACGCCATTTCGTGCCGATGGTCCTGTTTATTCCTATTATCCAATTGCTACCAGACCAAACCCAAGAAGAATCAGTTTTTATGTGAAAGCATATTTCGTGGACAATCCAGAAGAATTCATCGACGGAAACTTTTTCATGGACATATCGGTGAATTGGGACACGAAAAGAAGATCTTTGATGATAGGTCCAAGAAAAATAGAGTCGGATTTCTTCATTGAAGGAAAGCCTGCAACGAACGAACAGTATTACTCATATCTAATAAGTAAAAATTACATATAAATAAGTAGCGTAGTTTTACAGGAATAAACCATGCCTCCTCTAGTAAGAGTAAACGATCTTTGCACGGGACACGGATGTTGGCCACCAAGACCAGCTAGCACTTGTTCCAGCACTGTTTTTGCAAATGGAAGAGGATTGGTTCGTCAGGGAGATAGGTATATGGTTCATTGCAAACCATGTGGTAAAAATCCTGCTTGTCATGCTTCATATGTAGCGAGAGGTTCTTCCAACATATTCATAGACAGTATACCAGCTGCTAGAGTGGGAGATCCGATTGCTTGTGGTTCATTATGCTCTACAGGAAGTTTAGACGTATCTGGTGGAGGATAAAAGTTGATAGAAAATTTACCACAAGAGACTTTGGGAGATGGAAATGTATCTCCATCAGAAATAAAAACCTACATTGAAATAGGTGTCCTCTATGGAACCGCTATCATTTCTGGATTGGGAACTGCTTGGTTAGCATTCAAGAGAAAAAAATGCAAAGAAAAATTGCAGAAAGAAAAAGAAATAACTTCAATATTTGATGACAAGAACAAGAATTTTCAAATATATGATCGTCTCATGTATCTAAGAATAAAGTCCTCCGCAGATAGAGCAAGAATATGTCAATTCCACAATGGAGGCAGTTTTCTTAGTGGCACACCCATGAAGAAATTCACATCAACACACGAAACCACTTCCAAAGGGGTTTCAAACGAATCGGAAAAATTGCATAACTGTGTGACCACGGTCTTTCATGATAAGATCATGGCTGTCAAGGAAAACACACCAAAAATTAGGTTGGTTTCCGATTTGACCATAGAAAGTAAGAGTAAAAGTTTTTACAAGTCAACTGAAGTTGAAAAATTTGCTATTCTACCACTTCATAAAAATGACCTCATAGTTGGGTTCATGGAAGTTGAATGGAACGAAGGATCTGAAGTATCTTATCCTGATGATTTTGAGTCAATATTTACCTTGGTTAGAGCTCAAATAGAATTTGAACTAGGAAAGGAAGGATGACTCTTGGCTACAGAATATAAATATTCTGACTTGGATTTGGATTTCACGGCAAATCCAATAACAAAAGATATCTCTCTGAAATATGATGTAGAAGCTGTGAAGAGATCTCTTAGAAATTTAATTTTTACGAAGAAGAATGAAAGATTTTTTCGGCCTGATATTTCAGGAGGAATACACGATCTTCTTTTTGAAAATTTTGGTTCCATACAAACAGTCACAATTCGCAGCAGAATAGAAAATCTGATTCAGAATTATGAGCCAAGAGTAACAGAAGCAAAAATTGAATTATACGAAAAAAGAGAACAGAACACACTACAAATCGACATCTATTTTAGAGTCCGCAACATTCCGGGTATGCAAGAACTCACTTTAGACCTTCAAAGAGTAAGATAACATGGCCATTTCAAATAAAGCAGCACAATCCATAGAAAGTTTAGATTTTGATACCATCAAAAGTGATCTGATAAAATACTTGACCTCACAAGAGGAATTTCAAGATTATAACTTTGAGGGGTCTGGATTTTCCGTGCTCTTGGATGTGTTGTCGTATAATACTCACCACATGGCATTTTATGCCAATATGCTTGCAAATGAATCATTTTTGGATAGTTGTGTTCTACGAAGTTCTGCTGTTTCTCTTGGAAAATCCATAGGATATGTTCCGAGAAGCAGAAGAGGTTCTGAAATAGTCGTAGATGTAAAAATGGTCAGTAGCAGTTCGGGTGGTGGATCACCCAATCCTCTTTCTGAAGAAATTGTTTCTCGGGTAAAAAGTGGAAACTATTCAATATTAAAGAATGAAGTATTCACTACCACAAAGGGAGGAGAAACTCTTTATTTCTATTCTGTAAACAATGTGTTTTTTACATACGAAGGTGATGATACTGATGGCA